TGATGCCGAACAGGTAAGACACTACATACAGGCCGAACTGCACAGAGCGCAGGAGATAGAAGACAAGGCCTACATGATCAAAGACGCATATTTTGGGAGGTACTAATAATGGGAATTGGCGTATTGATACTCGGACACAGCGGAAGCGGTAAGTCCACAAGCATGAGAAACTGCACAGCAGACAGATTCGGAGTCATAAACGTACAGGGTAAACCTTTACCGTTTAGATCTGACCTGAAAACCTATAACACCGACAACTACGAGAACATCATCAGAGCGCTCATGAGCGGTAAGACACCTTCATTCGTTATCGATGATTCACAGTATCTGATGAGCCATGAGTTCATGTACAGAGCCAACGAAAAAGGCTATGACAAGTATTCACAGATAGGTGCTAACTTCTTCAGACTGCTGGAGACCATCAGAACGCTGCCGGATGACAAGATCGTGTACATGATGCACCACATCGAACTGGATGACGGAGGCCGTGAGAAGGCCAAGACCGTTGGCAAGATGGTAGACAACTATATCGTTGTGGAAGGCTGCTTCACGATAGTGCTGAAAGCCATAGCTACATCAGACGGCTACTTCTTCAGAACCAAGACCAACGGTGCTGACGCTGTCAAAGCGCCTATCGGTATGTTTGAGGATGAGCAGATAGACAATGACCTTCTGATGGTCGACAACACCATCAGAGAGTTCTACGGAAAGGAGATCAAGTAAATGGCATTCAAGAAACCGAGTGATTATGACGAGGTCAGAGTAGGTGACTACAGAATACTTCCTGCAGGAGGTTACATCTGCAGGATACTGAAAGCAGAGGAGACCAAGAGCAAGAAGGGCGCACCGATGCTGAAGGTAGCCTTCGACATCTGCGATGGTGAATTTGGAGGCTACTTTATGGAACAGTTCCAGAGCAGGAAAGCATCTGCCGAGGATCCATCAGAGGTCAAATGGCCTTTCAGCGGTACCAAGTGGGTGATGTTCTTCGACAACGAAGGGAACACCAACAGAGACTTCAAGGCGTTCTGCACAGCGCTTGAGGAGTCCGGCACCGAGGTGTGGAACAACGACATCCTCGATGTGAAGAACCTCAACGCTGCAGAGGTCGGCATCATCTTCCGCAGAGAAGAGCATGAATACATGAACGTGTCTTCGTGGAGGACTGTGCCGTTCAGATTCACCGCAGTGAAGAAGATAGAGGCCGGTGACTTCAAGATACCTGAAGACAAACCACTCCCAGAGAAGCCATACGCAGGCACGGGCTTCACTGAGCTGGACAACTTCAACGCTGCAGCTGACGAGATCCCATTCTGATGAACAGCAGGCACAAGGGTAAACGTGGAGAACTTGAGGCAGCCAAGCTCCTGAAGGAGTACGGCTATGACGCCAGAAGGGGAGTCCAGTACAGTGGCATCAACGGCGATGCTGATGTTGTCGGACTCCCCGGCATACACCTCGAGATCAAACGTGTGGAAAAACTGAATTTAGACAATGCTATGGCACAGTCCATCAGCGATGCGAGAGAGGGCGAGCTACCTGTCGTTATGCACCGGAAGAACCGTGCTGATTGGCTGGTGACTATGCCTTTCGCTATGTGGATGGAGCTGTATCAAAGCTGGGAGAAAAATCAAAAATGAGAGAAAGCTTTGTTTTTTATGAATCGTTCTATTTGGCGATATCTGAATTGTCGGCAGCGCAACAGAGCAGGATCTATAACGCTATATGCAGGTATGCGCTCTATGGGGAAGAGCCGGAGCTGAAGGGTGCGAGTTCCGCTGTTTTCAAGCTGATCAAGCCTCAGATAGATGCCAATAACAGGCGCTATGAGAACGGGAAGAAGGGGGGCGTACACGGTATTAAAGGAGGGCGTCCTAAAAACCCCAAAGAAACCCCTAAAAAACCCCTAACTAACCCCAAAGAAACCCCTAATGTAACTGTTAATGACAATGTAAATGTTAATGACAATGTTAATGACAATGACAACGACAATGCATTGTGGGGTGGTGGTCGTAGTTACAACGATGATGATTTTAATCTTCTTCACAGTATGTCTCCTCAGGATGTTGACACTATCTATGAGGCTTTCCCAGAGAGCGGGGGTGATCTCATCGATGAGGTCAACGGAGATGTCATGAGGAAGAAGAAGAAGGTCGACAACCCTGTCGCATTCATCCTCGGCTATGCCAAAAACGTAGGATGGGATGACAAGGCCGACCATTTCGATTATTAGCTTACAACCGGGGCGGGCAACAACATAATACCCATTGAACTTAATAAGGCTCTTTTTACTGTTTATTTATTCGATTACGCCCGCCTCGGTCTGTATTACATGGAGGTTATAACAAGTGCAAAGACAATTATTTGAAGGTGACGAGGTGATGCTGGTGCTGGATCCTAATCCGCTGACATCCCTCGGCATCACACCCGGAATGAGAAAATGGGACGGCTGCATCTTCAATATCTCCAAGATCAAGTATTCAAAGCACCCGTCAATCAACGGGCCTGTGTACTTCGAGCTTGAAGGCTGCCATTCAGAGTACGGCACACCTTATGCCATCGTCAGGGACTGGATAGTTCCTACACGCAGCCTCGCATCAGTACAGGCTGCATGCAGAACAGGAGGCACAAGATGAAGTGTGCTAACTGTGGGAAGGAAGTGGATGAGTGGTCCATGAAGGAATACGGTATCGGACGGAAGACGGTCAGAGTCTGCTGGGACTGCTACAAGTCGGGAGCATATAACGTAGCCATCAGGGAGATGTACCGCAACAGGAAGATAAGAGAGGAAAGACAGAAATGAGCATGTATGTGCTGATTGGAATGTTCTGCCTGTGCCTGCTGTGGATGTGCATAGGCGGTAATGAATAGCTGATCACAGGGGCGGACGGAACTTATATAATTATTCATTTAAACCTCAAAAGTATTACCAAAGCTAAACAAAGAAAGGAGAAATTCTTTCTCTTCGAAGTAGTGTGTTCTGTTGTTGTCTGTCCGTCCCTGATCAGATAGAGAGGAGTAATGATGAGTGACCTAATAAAGAGAGAAGATGCAATAGACGCAGTGATTGAGTGGTACGGCTGTAAACCAAATGATATAGAAGCGTTTGAGAAAATTATTGAAGCCATACCATCCGCAGACAGACCGACAGCGGAGTGGTTCGTATTTGATGGCGAGAGCGATTTATATGTCGATATAAAGTGTTCGTATTGCCAAAAGGTGTATACCGTCGACTCTTACAAACGTGACGATATCGGCTTTACGATAGAGGACTTGAAATTCTGCCCTAACTGTGGAGCAAGGATGAAAGGAGCAGACGATGAGACTAATTGATGCTGATATGCTTTTTGACGCAATGGAAGAAACCGAATGGTACAACAACGCAGATCGTGATGAGATTGCAGAACGATTGATAATGGATGCACCAACTATTAAAACCAAGTACGTCAAATACTTTGATGATGACGAGAGTGTGTGGAAAGTAGGGAGCGTGATAGTAGATGAGTAGATATGCAGGGATTAAAGAACTTAAGCAAATAATTTATGACAACGTATTTGGTTCAGATAATAGAAATCACATCAATGAGCTGATTGATTCTGCACCAAGCATCGAAATAGTCCGTTGCGTAGAATGTCGGTACAAGGGAATGGAAATTTGTCCGATGTACAAACTGACAAAGGCGGGGGTCTTGAAACCATATGACTTCTGCAGCTACGGAGAAAGGAGAGAGCCATGATAGGCGAAGAAGTAATCGCAGTATATGGAGATGCAGGAGATGGCGAAGAACTGTTTGAGGTACAGAAGTTGGTCAGATGCAAGGAGTGTTATCACGGAACGGACATTAAGAACGGCAAGATGTTTTGTATACGATGCGATATTATGGACGATTTACTGATGATTGCAGACGGATTTTGCAATTTCGGAGAAAGAGAGGGCGAGTGATGACATTTGAAGAATTGTTGATGGTCATTGACCCTAACGCAGATGGTGGGAAAATACTTGAACTTGAGTTCAGAGGTAATGAAGAATACAACAGAGTGCGGTCAGATTGTGTCGAGATACTTGAACCGCTATTTGAATATCAAGTCAACAGCATCGGAATCAATGACAACTGTGAGCAGAGAATATGGCTCGACCCACCAAAGGCAGACCGCAAGACCGAGAACAGTTCGGAAAAACCGAACAACTCAACGGACTGCAGCTGGAGGTAGCTATGAAAGTTAAACCGGGGGACATTGTTGACGGTAAGGAGATTGAGCAGGACGGGGACGTTAC